GTTCTAGCCTATTTTAAAGTCCCGAAAGTTAAAGAATTCGTGGATTCCAAGGTTTTTCGTAAGAAATTGGAGCCTTCTGCTCCCGAAATAGAAGCTTATAGCTATGGTCCCGACAAGTGGAAGCACGTACAGCCTTCCAAACCTGCCGTAGAGCCTTCCAAACCTGTTTTGGCTACCACCCCCTTAACCCCCCAAAAAGAATCGACTGTAGAGCCTGTATTAAAGCCTCAGATCCCTTTTGAACCCACTATTGCACCTTTAAAACCCATTAGCTCGGAAGTATCTACCTTGCATGGCTCAAATATGTATGTACAAACAAGTGTTTCTTTTAAGTCTCCAGAAGAGGTTAAATGGTTTCCTATAGATATTCTACCTGATTTTGAAGGCAGGATTAAGATTACAATAAAAGAATCTGCCCTTTCTCTAGCTGGAGATAAACCCAATTACACGATGGTTCTGTTAGATAATCATGGGGTTCCTATCAGTCCTATTATTCCTTGTCGGTATACTGGTGGGTCACTAACTGGAGCCACTGAAAATTTTAAGCGTTTTGGAGATCATTTTGTAGTAACTCCGGGTGTTACTTATATGTTGGCTGTTAAAGTAACTACACCTATTGATGCTATTGTTATATATACACTTAACGGCTCGGCTATGTAATGGCAATAGCCCTCACAGCAGAACTGGTTGAGGGCTTTGTTGGTAGTTGTTTAGCAAGCAGGTTTGACTCACCCACAAAGACACCCCAGTTTCACAGAGATTTATGGAATTTGTGTTGCAGTACTGCCCCACTAGTTGCGGTAGCTGCTCCACGGGGTCATGCCAAGTCTACAGCAGTTAGTCTCGCATATGTCCTAGCTGCTGTGTTGTTTAGAGATCGTCAGTTCGTAATTATTGTCTCGGATACTGAAGGACAGTCAAAAGACTTCCTTGGAGATATTAAAAAAGAACTGCAAGCCAATGAAGATATTATAAGTCTCTTTGGTGTTAAAGACCTAACAAAAGATACAGAAACAGACATTATTGTAACACTTGAAGACGGCTACCAGTTTCGAATCATAGCCAAAGGCTCTGAACAGAAAGTACGAGGTCTCAAGTGGAATCACAAGCGTCCAGACCTAATCATCTGTGATGATATGGAAAACGACGAGATTGTGATGAATCCTGATCGTAGAGAGAAGTTTCGTAACTGGGTTATGAAGGCTCTTTTACCTGCTAGAGCACCACATGGAATTGTTAGGGTTGTTGGTACTATCCTTCACCTAGACTCGTTCCTAGCTCGCATTTGCCCTATTGATGGGGTTAAGTGGAGCGTCAAGGAAGGCCTAAAGTATATCAACACGAATAAGAGGTCTATGTGGAAATCTGTTGTTTATGTAGCTCACGAAGGTTCTAACCCTTCTGACATTACATCAAACAAGGAAATTTTATGGCCCGAAAGATTCTCGAAAGCTTACTTTATTGAAAAGTATCAAGAAGCTGTTGACATTGGACTTCCTGAAGCTTACAGTCAAGAACAACTTAATAGGCCTTTGGATGACACTCACGCTCTTTTTCGCAAATCTGATTTCGTAGGAATGACTGAAAGTGAGAAGGAAGAAATTACCTCTGGCAGAAAACCCCTTACTCACTATTGTGGCATAGACCTAGCAATCTCACAGAAAGAACGTGCTGACTGGTCTGTGTTTCATGTGGTAGGAATGGACGCAAAAGGATATCTATACCATCGTAGGACCATTCGTGAACGGATGGATGGACTTCAGATTGTAGATACTATCCTAGCACTACAGAACCAATATAACCTTCAGTGGGTATCAATTGAACAAGATAAGATTGGAAAGGCAATTGGATCATTCCTTCGGGAAAAGACGATTGAACTTGGTATCCCAATCTCATTAATGCCTATAGTACCATCAGCAGACAAGCCCATGCGGGTGCGTAGTATACAGGCTAGAATGCGGGCTGGTGGTATCAAGTTTGATAAAGATGCAATAGAGTACCAAGACTTAGAAAACGAATTCCTGCAATTCCCTCGCGGTAGACATGATGACCAAGTTGATGCGTTCTCATGTATTGGACTGGCTCTCGATAAGATGACAGCAGCCCAGACCTACGAGGAAGAGGAAGAAGACGAATATAATATCGAGCTTCGTGCCACTGAAAGATATGGTGGTGGGCGCTCAATGACCACAGGCTACTAAATGGAAATTGATGAGCTAGTCGTTAGTATAAACATAGCCGAGAGCATTAAGGATGAGACCCTAAAGAAGATAGGGACTGATGCTGTTCGTGGGTATCAAGCAGACCTTGAGACTCGCAGTGGTTGGGAAACTCAGAACGACAAGTGGATGAAACTAGCACTTCAGGTGGCTGAGGAGAAGACATACCCTTGGCAGGGTGCTGCTAACATCAAATATCCTCTTCTTACTACAGCCGCTCTTCAGTTTGGTAGTCGTGCTTATCCTTCACTAGTTCCTTCGTTTGATGTGGTTAAAGCCAAAGTTATAGGTAAAGGTCAACCCTCTGAGTCACAAATTCCACAAAGTATGTCCCCTCAAGGTGGACCTCCTCCGACGGCTACTCCTCCAATGGGTATGCCTCCAATGGCTTCAGCAGTAACTCCAGAACAACAAGCTAAAGATGATCTTAATGCTATAGCTACCACGATCTCCACACACATGAGCTATCAAGTTCTGTATGAAATGGAGGGTTGGGAAGAGGATATGGATAAGTTATGCTTAGTGCTTCCTATCCTTGGGTGTTGCTTCAAGAAGACGTACTATAGTGCAATTAAGAAGAAGAACTGCTCTGAACTAATTCTTCCTAAAGACCTAGTTATTAACTACTGGGCTAAATCAATTGATTCAGCAATTCGTAAGACTCATGTAATATACCTAACCCCAAATGACATTATAGAGCGTCAAAGGCTAGGTAACTATAAAGAATATGAAGATTTCGATTTCACTGGTGGTGTAAGAACTACAGATAACACAGTCTCAGACAAAGTATCACAACAGTCTGCTCCCGGCACTGAAGAAGATACTCCTCGTACAATCCTAGAACAACATACCTTTCTTGATTTGGATGAAGACGGCTACAAAGAGCCTTATGTTGTTACTGTGGACCTTGAGAGCACAAGGGTTCTTCGTATTGCTGCACGGTACAATACAAAGAGCATAGAGCGGACTGCAAAGAACAAGATAGCGAAGATTGTTCCTATCGAATATTTCACGCAGTTTAACTTTATTCCTAACCCTGAAGGGGGTATTTATGGAGTTGGCTTTGGTCTCTTGCTTGGCAGTCTTAATGAATCCGCAAACACTGTTCTCAATCAATTGGTGGATGCAGGGTCACTCTCCAATCTTCAGTCTGGATTCCTTGCAAAGGGTCTTCGATTAGGTAAGGCAGGAGATTATAGATTCACACCCGGAGAGTGGAAGTGGGTTAACTCTTCGTATGATGATTTGAAGAAGGGCATCTTTCCTCTTCCTGTCAGAGAACCATCTAATGTTCTCTTTCAACTTCTTGGGATGTTGATTCAATCTGGTAAAGAGTTGGCCTCTATTGCTGAAATCTTTACTGGTAAGATGCCGGGACAGAATACTCCTGCATCTACAACGATGGCTACGATTGAGCAAGGCCTAAAGGTCTTTACCTCTATTTACAAACGTATCTATCGGGCACTTGGTAAAGAGTTTGAAAAGCTCTACAAGCTGAATGAAATGTATCTGCCGGAAGAAGGTGCAGATTACGCTATGGATCGGGATGGAGTGATTGTTGATGGAACAGTAAGTCGTGACCTTTACAAACAAGCTAAGGTCAAGATTGTTCCTGCTGCTGACCCCAACATGGTTAGTGAGACTCAGAAGCTTATTCTGCTTCAAGGTCTTCAGGAACTTGCTCAGTTCGGGAACATCAATCCACGCGTTCTTACCCAACGTGGTCTGGAAATGCAAGGACAACCCGGCATTGCTGAACTTATGGAAATGCCTCCCTCTGGACCGCCTCCCGAGATTCAAATGCAGATTGATGAGTTAGCATTTAAGAAAGAGTCATTCCAAGCAGAAATGGTACTAGAAGAAAAGAGGATCAAACTAGAGACAGAGAAACTGTCCTCAGAGAGCCTAAAACGCTCTTCGGAAGTGTTCCTGAATCTTGCTAAAGCTGAAGCTGCTGGAACAGAAACAAATCTTGCACAAATTCAGGCGTATGTTCAAAGTTTAAGTGGTGAAGAAGAAGCCCATCGTAATCGGATTGGTATGATGGTAGATATGCACAACGCAGAGGAAGATCGTAAACTACAGGAGGCTACAAATGCTGCTAGAGCAAGTAAACAAGGAGGAATGGGTTAACTGGAAGGAACACCCTATAACAGAGCATTTCTTTGCAATGATTAAGGGTAGGCGTGAAGATTTAATAGAACTACTAGCATATGGTAACATAGAAAGTCCAAAGAAGCAAGATGTAATTCTAGGTACTATTGGTGCCTATACGCAAATAATGGGTGTAACCTTTGAGGATGCCAGCGATGGAAAATAAAGAAGAGGTAGTTGTTGATAAGGAAGTAGTGGTAGAGAAGGAAGAAGTAAAAGTATCACCAGACGAAGAACGGGCTATTAGTCTTGGTTGGAAGCCTAAAGACCAATGGCAGGGAGAAGAGGACGACTGGGTTCCAGCTAAACACTGGCTGAAGTATGGCGACCTAGAACATGAACTAATGTCTGAGCGGCAGTCTAGCAAACATAAAGACAAAGTGATGGGCGTAATGAAAGGCCATCATCTGCGTCTTAAAGAAGATGCCAAGAAAGAAATTGAACAGACCATTAGGCGACAGAAGCAAGATGCCCTTAAAGAAGAAGATTTCCAACGAGTTGCTGTTCTTGATGCCCAACTAGATGTACTAAAGGAAAATCTAGACAAGCGATTCGTTGATGCAGACTCACAAGCAAACAAAGAAATTCCGCAAGCTTCCGGACCACCCCCGGAATTCTTTGAATGGAATCGCAGTAACTCTTGGTACAAACTGGGCAGTTCTACTGATGAAATGACTAGTGAAGCAGATACGATTGCTATGGGTTATCAAACACGCAATCCTAGTGCTCCGTATAAAGAGTGTTTAAAGTATGTGGAGGATAAGATCAAAAAGCTATATCCAGAAAACTTTAAGAAGGAAGAAGTCAATACTGCTGTAGATGATGGCGGTTCTACAAGGTCAACTTCTACAGTCTTTAAGAAGGGTGGATACAAGCTTAATGAAATGGAAAAGGCAGCAGCAGCAGGTTTTGGTATGACTGAAGCCGAGTATGCTAAAGAGCTAGAGGTCTATGATAAGCGCCGAGGAGTTCTATAATGAATATCCTACCGGCTGGTCATAAGATTCTAGTTAAGCCTAGAGAAGTTGAGGAAGTAAGTAAAGGTGGGATTTTTCTAGCTGTTGATAAAGATCGCTACCTTGAAGCTACAACCGAAGGGACAGTCCTAGCGATTGGTCCCACGGCGTATAAGAAGGTTGATGACGGCTCCATGTGGTGTGCAGTTGGAGATCGAATCACCTACGGAAAATACGCGGGAGCACAGGTCGTCAATGAGGAAACTGGCGAAAAGTTCGTGGTAATCCACGATATTGATGTGGTTGCGATTCTCAAAGACTAGGAGAAACACATGAAAGACGAAAGACTAAGCAAGACTACGAATCGCCCTACAAGAGAGGGCACTCGCTCCGATGCACGGCCAGCCCGTGTACCCATTAATGGTGATAAGAATATCCTCACTGTCACTGGTGTACGGCCTGACTACCATCCATGTTGGGTGAATGAAGCAATGGTTCCCCGATTTTTGGACGCGGGTTATACCTTCGTTGATAATGATGTTTCTTTTGGAACGCACCATGTTCAACAAGCTAACCCTCTGGGTGCTCGATATGCGAGAAACGTAGGGATGGGTGTTACCGCCTACTTAATGGAAATTCCTCAGAAGTTTTATGATGAGGATCGGGATGCTGAAGAAGCAGAACGAAAAGCCAATGAAAGTACAATGCGGAGAACCGCCCGTTCTGAGGGACTCGATCACGGCGACCTAATGATCTCACGCGGAAGACTTGAGTAATTGGAACAACGTGACGGGTCATTTATCATTCTCTAGGAGATATTTGAATGGCAAATACTAGCCGAATTAACGGCTTTAAGCCCGTCAAAAACTATGAGCGTGCCAACCTTTATTACATCCCGTCTACGGATGGTACAGCAGTGTACCCCGGAGACGCTGTAAAACTGGCTGGTTCTGCTGATACTGTAGGCGGTGCCCCGACTGTAACACTAGCTTCGGCTGGTGATGCAATTGTGGGTATTGTAGTGGGTTTCCTTCCTAACCCCGATAACCTTAATATTGGTGGCACTTATCGTGCTGCTTCTACTAATCGTTATTGTTGGGTTGTGGACGATCCTGAAGCTGAATTTGAAGTTGAGGCTTCTAACGGGACTCCCGCTGTAACTGATGTGGGTCTAAACGTGAACCATGCTGTCGGCACTCCCTCCGCGACTTTTGCGAAGTCTGGTGCCTATGTTGACTTTGGTACTGAGGCAACGACTGCTACGCTAACCTTTAAGGTTCTGCGTGTAATCGCTCGCCCCAATAACGAGGTCGGCGCGTCGGTTAAACTTTTAGTTAAGATTAACAACCACCAATTCGGGTCGTCTACCGGAACGGCTGGCGTCTAATTAAAGGATAACTAATATGTCTATGCCGATGACAACTGGTAGTCTTGCGAAGCTTCTTTACCCCGGTGTAAATAAGTTTTTCCAGACCAAATACAAAGACCACGAAACTCAGTGGACTGATCTATTCGATTCGTACACCACGAAACGAAACTTCGTTGAAGACGTAGCCCTCACGGGTCTCGGTCTCATGTCAGAGAAATCTGAACTGGCTCCGATTACGTTTGATACGATGGGACAGAGCTATACAACCCGCTACACCATGACTGTCTATGCCCTCGGGTTCCAGATTTCCAAGGAACTTGTGGAAGATGACCTTTATGGCGAAGTGGCGTCGAAGAAGGCTTCGGCCCTAGCTCGTTCAGCGCGGCACACTCAGGAAATTATCGCTACTCTAATCTATGATCGCGCTTTTAACGCATCATACACTGGTGGTGACGGTACTTGCCTGATTAACAACGCTCACCCTAACAAAAACGGCGGCACCTACTCAAACCTGCTTGCAACGGCAGCTAACCTGTCCGAAGCGGCAATTGAGCAAGCGTGCATCGACATTCGGAAGTATACGGATGATCGTGGTCTTCGTATCAATATGAAGCCTCAATCTCTGATTCTTCCCGTCGATTATGAGTTTGAAGCAGATCGTCTGTTTAACAGCACCATGCGTGTTGGAACTGCTAATAACGATAAGAAGTCGTCTGCTCTTGGGAAGTTCTCAAAAGGCGTTAAGCTCAATAACTTCCTTACCTCCACTACAGCTTGGTATATTCGAACTGACTGTGATGAAGGTATGAAGTTCTTCGAGCGTCGTCCGATGAGCTTTGATACTGATAACGACTTCCTCACGGAAACCGCTCAGTTCAAGTGTACCCATCGTTACGGCTATGGCTGGACTGATCCGAAATCTGTATACGGAACACCCGGCGTTTAAGTAGCAAATCCTACCGGGGAGGAGGACAAACCTCCCCACCTTTTCTTAACTTAATTATGCTGGAGATTAATTATGGCTATTAACAATCCTCGAACTGGTCTTGCAATCAACGAACCTATTGTTTTCTCACCGCGTTCTACGCAAGCCTCCTATCCTTATCGCTCAGGCATGGGCATGGTCCCTTCTGCTGAGTGGCACGTTTTCTTCGATGACTTCGATAAAAGCGTAACCTCAAACTTGCCTCTAGGCTGGACAGCCGCCATCATCGACACTGGTGCTACTACTGTTGTTGATACTACGGCCACAGCAGGTGCTACCGGCGTCATGCTAATGTCGGATGCTACTGCTTCTGAGGGTGCTGCTTTCTATGGCCCCAAATCAGTTCAGCTAATCTCGGGTAAGAAGTTTATGATGGAGTGCCGAGTTAAACTGAGTGACGTAACTGACCACGCCTTCCAGTTTGGTCTTTCTGATCTTACTGCTGTCACGAATCCAGAAGATATTTGGACTACTGCTGCTGCCAACCTAGTGACCTTTGGTATTCTAGATGGTGCTGCTACTACTTCAATGCTTGCTGATAAGTCCAACTCAGGCTCTACTGCTGAGACTGGAACAAGTTCACTTGTGGTTGATACTTGGCATACCCTAGCCATCTTTTATGATGGTGGTTCTTCACTAAAAGGTTATGTTGATGGTAAGCTATCTTCTACTTGGGCACAAACCTTTGCCTCAACTGTCCCTCTTGCGACTGCCCTAGCTCCGTTCGTCGGAACTCTAAATGGTAATGGCGCTGGTGCAAATACTTGCCAAGTGGACTTTGTACGCATCGTTCAAGAGCGATAAGACAATAGGGCCGGGGAAACTCGGCCCTTAACTATATAGGAGATTTTAATGCGCCCTCGGACGTTTACTTATGCACCATTAACAGCAAACCTTACTGGTTTTCTGTCTAACGCTACTGGAGCTACTTGGACTCTAACCAACACAGCTACCACAGATACATTAGGTCATGCAGTTACTATTAGAAATGACACTGCTAATGATCATAGTGGCAAGACAGCAGTGCTTACTGGTACAGATGCTAGTGGAAATGCTCAAACAGAAACCATTGCTCTTCCCGGTGTTTCTGCAACCGTGACTTCAACACTATATTTCAAAACTTTAACTTCTGTTGTGCCATCTGCAACTATTGGGGCAGATACAATGGACATTGGTTGGGCTGCTCCTGCTGTTGGTCCTACCTACCCTGTAAGCTATGTTGATGTTACTGGTGGAGGTATTAGCGTCGCGGCTTCTATTACAGGCACTATCAACTGGGGTGTTCAACACACTCTAGAGGATATATTTGCGTCTTCAACTGCCGGACAAACAGTTAATTGGCTTAATCACTCATCCCTAGCCTCTAAAACAGCTAGTGCAGACGGGAACTACGCTTTTCCTATTCGAGCACTACGCTTTATAATGACCTCAGTGACGGATGGTGCTACAGTCTCTTTTAGCATAATTGAAGGGAACCGATAATGGGTCTTTCTAATATTGATTCCACCACACTAGAGACTCTGCAACAGTTTAGTGCTTTCTTTGATATGATCAAAAACCCAGACAAATATGCTTCTGTGGTTGCTGATGCTAATAAAGTTATTAAAGAAATGAAATCTGTTATAGAGACTTACACTACTGTTATTAAAGCTAATGAGTATTTAGAGTCTGCAAAGAAGATGCTTGCTCAAGTACAAAACACAGCAATAGCTGATAAAGCAGAAATCGCAAAACTCAAAGAAAAAGCTAATCAAGCTGCTAATGCTAAAGAACAAAGGCTTGCTGAAAAAGATCAACAAAATAATGAAGCTCATCGTGCTATTGTAGAGCGTCAAAGTGATGTAGAAAAGAAAGAAAAAGAACTGAAGAAAGAGCAAGAGGAGTTTTATTTGCTTCGTACTCATCTTAATGATCGTGCAGCTATTCTTGATGCTAAAGAAAGAGAGCTTAACGATAAAGCCTCGAAACTCAAACAACTATTGGGTTAATTAGTGGCTCATATTAAAGCCGATCTTGTCTTAGAAACCTCTACTACTACTGGTGTAGGAGATTTAACTCTTGCCGGAGCAGTAACAGGTTATCAGGCCTTTTCTGAAGTGTGTGCCAACGGGGACACGGCATGGGTGGCTATTCGTCATACCACCCTTGCTGAGTGGGAAATTTGTTTAGGGACTTGGGCGACGGGCGGGACGCTTACTAGAACAACTGTTATTAGATCAAGTAACTCTGATCTAGCTGTTACTTTTTCTGCTGGTACTAAAGACGTTTTTATTACTCCTATTGCAGACAAGACTCTAGTAATTGATGCTGATGGGACTGTGACTATACCTACACCATTTAAACTTGGTGCAGTAACCGTCAATGCTACCGGAACAGAAATGAACTACCTGTCCGGTGTTTCTAGTAGTTTACAAACACAGATTAATGCTAAAGCTCCTTCAATAAGCCCTTCTTTTACTACCCCCTCTTTAGGTGTAGCAACAGCAACAACAATTAATAAAGTTACACTCACTACTCCTGCTACGGCATCAACGATTACAGCTACTGACGGAACAACTACTACGCTTAGTGGAGGAACCCACTCAGGTACAAATACTGGGGACCAAACAAACATAACTGGTAATGCTGCCACAGTCACTACCAATGCCAATCTTACAGGACCAATAACATCAGTAGGTAATGCCACTTCTATTGCATCACAAACCGGGACCGGGACTAAGTTTGTTGTTGATACCTCTCCTACTCTTGTAACCCCAATTATTGGAGTAGCAACCGCGACCAGCATCAACAAGGTTGTCTTTACCGCCCCGGCGACTTCGGCAACAATCGTGGCAACGGACGGGACCACGACGACGCTATCGGGCGGGACGCACTCGGGCACGAATACTGGCGACCAGACGAATATCTCCGGGAACGCGGCGACGGTAACAACCAACGCGAACCTTACTGGCCCGATTACTTCTGTTGGCAATGCGACATCGGTTGCCTCGCAGACTGGAACTGGGTCCAAGTTCGTCATGGACACCAGCCCGACGCTGGTGACTCCCCTGCTTGGAACGCCTACGAGCGGGACGCTGACGGGCTGTACCGGGTTGCCGCTGACTACCGGGGTTACTGGAATCCTGCCTGTGGCTAATGGCGGGACTAACAACGCCTTCTTCACGATTTCGGGGCCGGCCACATCGGCCAAGACGTACACGGTCCCAAACGCTACCTGTACGCTCCTGACGACTAACGCCAGCGTAACCGTGGCGCAGGGCGGTACGGGCAGGGCTACCGGAACAACGGCATATTGCCTTGTGGCGACCGGGACAACGGCCACGGGGGCGCAGCAGTCGCTCGCCAATGGTGCGACTACTGAAATCCTTGTTGGTGGTGGCGCGTCGGCTCTGCCGGTGTGGACGACGGCAACGGGATCGGGGGCGCCTGTTAGGGCCACTTCGCCCACCCTTGTTACCCCCGCGCTTGGGGTTGCAACGGCTACCACGATAAACAAGGTCACACTTACGGCCCCTGCTACAGGGTCAACGCTCACTGTAGCCAATGGCAAGACGCTTACGGCGTCAAACACGCTTACGCTAACCGCTACGGATGGCTCGACGCTTGCGGTTGGGACTGGAGGCACTCTTGGCACCGCAGCCTATACAGCCTCAAGTGATTATCTTGCTGTTGGTGGCACGGCTGCAAACTCTTCACAATTGCTTGGTGGGACATGGGCAATCCCAGGCACGATTGGCTCTACCACCCACAATACAGGCAAGTTCACGACGCTTGAGGCTACGGGGCTTATCACGGCTACGGGCGGGCAGATCAAGTTTCCCGCCACCCAGTCGGCATCATCAGATGTCAACACACTGGACGACTACGAGGAGGGGACTTGGACACCAATTGACTCAAGCGGAGCGAGTCTTTCATTCACAACAGCAATTGGGACATACACGAAGATCGGAAGAAATGTAACTGTACATGGCACAGTGGCATATCCAAGCACCGCTAGTGGGGCAGGAGCTTTGATCGGTGGACTTCCATTTACTTTGAACGCGACCTATTATGGTATCGGAAGTTGTTATACAACGGGGGCGACTGTTCTGACTGCTGTAGCAATCATTTCTTCGACGATGATAGCCCCATTTTCTGCGGCTAGTGCAGCACAGAGAACCAATGCACAGATGAGCCTGACGAGCCTTATCTTTACTCTCTCATACGAGGTATAACAAATGGCTTTATCACAAGATGTTAAGCATGAACTAACAATTCGAGACGATGGAGTAATTCATTGGCTTAGAAAAAAAAGATACTTCGACAATGTAGAGCTTGTCGCAGAGAACAACTGGCGCAAGGTTCTGGAACCTGGGGACTCTACTGTTGCTCTCCCCACAAAAGTTGCTGCTTTATGTAACTTTGTATGGACTCCAGCGGTTGTCTCGGCATATGCGGCGTGGAAGGCATCACAATCTGTTAGGCCGCTTTAGTGTATAGTGTCGGCCCATATTCTAAACTAGCTTACAGTGAAGAGGTAAGGATTTATACTCTTATTGATGGTGGGGGGCCGATATATGTTAGCTCTCTTTCTCTTGTCAATATACCAAGTGTGTCAGGCGGTAATGGGTTAGGAACAGAAGAACTAGATGCTATCTTCGTAGGTAAAGGACAAAGAACATAATGAAACACAATGACCCATCCAGAGGAGTTTGGAAAGCTACTTGTGCAGTTTGTGGCTTTGTATACAACTCTAATGAACTGATGATGCGATGGGATGGAGTTTATGTTTGTCATAAGGACTATGAACCACGAAATATTCTAGACTTTTTTAAGGTTAGGGAAGGTGATATTTCTGTTCCTTGGACACAACCAGAGACAAATGTTTTTACTAACTACGCCTCTATTACTGATACAGACAGCCCTTACACAGCAGTAGTTACTGAAGAAGTTATAGATGTTTCAGCCAGTGGTGGAAATGTAACAATAAACTTACCATTAGCAAATACATACACATTTGCAAGAACACAACAGTTAAAAATTGTTAGAACAGATAGTTCAGCAAACACTGTTACAATAGCACGACAGGGTTCTGATTTAATTAATGGGGCCACTAGCGAAACTATCCCCATCAATACTATTAGAATTTATGATAATGATGCTGTGTCTAACTGGAAAACTTTCTAATGAATCAATATGAACAAATGGGAATGTTAGTTGGTGCTGGCGCAATTGCTGCTGTGGGTAAACTCCTTATAGGTAATACCCCCCTCTGTTGGCGTACTCTTTTAGGCACTCTAATTGTTGGAGGTTGTTTGGGTACTCTAGCTGCTATTGCTCTTCTCTGGCTTCCTGAAATGCCTTTCATCATACAAGTAGCAATGGCTTCTGGTATCTCAACCCTTGGCTATAAGCTCTTTGAGAACACTTATGAAGCTGTTATTTTTAAGTTAACGGGTAAAGATATAGACCAAGATAAAAAGGTCCCATAATGGCCCAGAATTTCTACCCCACAGCCACAATAGTTATTCAAGCAGCCTTAGAAGCTATTACTGCTGTTGATCCTGAAGCAACCTCAGCACCAACCACAATAGAGTCGGCTAGTGCTTTAACTGTCTTTAACTTCTTAGTTACTTCATGGCAAGCACACGGAATGCAAGTGTGGCTTCAAAAGCTAGGAACTTCTACGCTTACAGCTACTAGTTCATTTACTGTAGGTCCGTCTGGGGCAATCAACCAAGAACGTCCTCTTGCAATCACACAAGCATGGCTTCGTAATAGTGCGACTGATCCTGTAGACACCCCTCTTGAGATTGTGGATAGAGATACATATAATATGAACTCTACAAAAACTCAAGGTGGTATTCCAACTCAGCTATTCTATGATCCAGAGTATGCTAAAGCAGACGGAGCAAATGCCAAAGGTAAAATCTATCTCTGGCCCGCGCCAGATGCATCAGCAGTAGCAGAATATGATCTTTATTTTGTTTACACTAGGCCTCTTCAAGATTTTAGTGCTGGTTCTGATACTCTCGATTTTCCGCAATATTGGTTTAATGCTGTAAAGTGGAATTTAGCTTATGAGCTATCTTTTAACTATGGCCTTCCTATTGAAACACAAAATAAGCTTAAGGATAAGGCTAAAGAAACGCTTGATCTAGCTTTAGGATTTGATGTGGATCAGCAATCTGTGTTCTTTCAAATAGATGCTAGAAGAAAATGTCTATAAGTAAACAACTACCACTACTTCAGAAAACCAACACTTATATCTGGCGAGGCATTAGTGCTGATGGTGGTCAGGCCGTCGCGTCGATCCCTGTTTGTACGAATGGTTATTTTGAAGTCTCCACAGAAGCCCTAGATAAAACTCGTAAGTTTGCTTTCTGCAAACGTCCTGGTGTGCTTGATCTGGAGTATGTTACTGGACTAACTAACCTAAAGACCACCAATTCTGGGGAGCGTATAAAGGGTCTTTGTTCTAGTCTTGATAAAAACCAAGTTCTATTTGAGACACAAGACGCCACAAAACGATATAGCAACATCTTTACTGCAAGTACTAACACTTTAACTCAGACAGACATATCAGCTAACTTTCCTGCTGAATTCTATGCCATGTCTGTGTTGGACGGTGTTAACTATGGTTCTAATGTGTACTATGCTGCAATGTCTGTTGAAACAGGTATTGGAGCCTTAATTAATTCTTCTGGTGTTTGGTCAAAAATCACAGACGCAGACTTTACTGGTAATGGAGTTAAAACTAATTTTGTAGGCTTAGATGGTTATTTATTTTATGGAGTAATCTCTGGGACTGGTGCTGGCAGAATATACAACTCTGATCTAAGTGCCGCTGCTGCTGCTTCTGGTTGGACCTCCACTAGCTTTGTTTCTGCTAACGATATTCCTGGTAATCTTGTGTGGCTTTCTCGCATTCGTAATATGATTGTGTGTTTTAAGCAATACTCTATTGAGTTCTTTGAGGACACAGGCAATCCAACTCCAGGCTCTCCACTAACACCAAGACGTAATCTCATTAAGCACGTTGGTTGTGTATCTGCCTCCTCTATTCAAGAAGTAAGTGATGGTATCATTTTTGCAGGAATTAACAAACTTGGGAAAATGAAATACTATAAACTTCTTAGGGATTCTCTTGAGCTAAAGGATATTTCTGATGCTCAATTAGAAGCCACGCTTAATACTGCTCTAGGCTCTATTGCTGGTTTCCGTTCTTGGAGCGGAGATTGGGAAGTAACTAGTGCAACCTCTGCCACTTTTCGTGGTCAATCACAAGTAATTAATTATCAAGATAAAGAACTATATACTACAATAATTCCATCTAATGTTATTGATACCCCTCTAACCTATGTCTATGATAATGATTTAGAAGTATGGGGACACTGGAGCACATCGTTTGGTGGAGAGTCTTCTATGGATGGAACCTTTATTCCAGCCATGTCTTTCTTATTAAATATTGGCAACTCTAGCTATACTACTTGTTTTATCAATAACTATACAGCAAATACCAAGTCACGATTTAGTACTTTTGTGCCAGTGGACTCTATTTACAGTTTCAAAGATATGAGCTATTATTCTGGATCAGGTGATCCAGATGCAACTTACTCTAACAATTTTGTATTCTCTTGGCAATCAGACTTCTTTGATTTTGAGACAGGAGACAGAAAGTTTCTGCACCTAATCGAAGTTTTTTATGACTCAAATCCTAATGATACTTCAAGTTCAAATACAACCTTTAATCTAACGCTATTTCACTATGATAAAGACTACAATAACTCTGTAGGGGGAACTAGAAATTGTCTAATAGATAGTGCTGGTCATCGAAGAGCCGTATTTAGAAAGCTTGGTTCTTTTAGACGTAAAGCCTTTAAACTCTTAGATTATAGCAATTACCCTCTTCGTATTTGGGGTATTGAGGTTGTATACTCAGGGGGGCCACAATATGCCTAACTCTGTACAAACTAGACCTCTATATGATGAAACTGTTGGAGATCAAACTAGAGTAAACATGGAAGAGATTTACAAAAAGTTTTCTTCTATTTTCTCTAATAATAATCTTGGTTTAAACGATAAGACAGTAACTTCAAACACAACATTAAATAATGAGGATGGTGTAGTTTTTGTAAATACTAGTGGCGGAAATATAACTATTACTCTTCCTTACGCTAATTCATGGGGATCAAATAAAACGCCTGTTTTAGTTGTTGTTAAAACTAGTGAGTCAAATCTACTTACTATTACAACACAAGGAAGTGATACGCTCTCCTACTGGACACAAAATCAACTAATTGTTGGGGCTTTTTATAGTAAAGGAGCTACAATATTAGTTAGTGACGGAGCCTCTAAATGGTTCTCTTTAGCCGACGAATTAGATGTAGAATTTCCTTATACTAGAACAATAACTGGAGCGACTACGTTAAATTTACTAGATCGTATTGTTGTGTGTGATTCCTCTGCCGCTAATTATAATGTGACTCTACCACTAGCTAATAGTTCTAATGGATTAGGTCAAATTATACATATTCAAAGAAACAGTTCTGGTGTTCTTATTACAGCAACAATTATCCCACAAGGAGCAGATTCCCTTGTTGTAGATTCAACACAAACAGCAGCTTTAGGAGTAGGAAGAGGTTGCACAGTAGTTTCTAATGGTTCTAATCAATGGCTTTTACACTAAGGATTTATTATGGCAGACTATTTTGGTAATACTCCTGTAGGAGAAAGGCCTTCTTGGTGGCCGAATGAAGGAGGTAATAACACTAATCCTACTGGTAGTAATACAGGACTGCCAGGATTTAATGATTTTGTAGAGACCGCTAGAAAATTTAACGAGAATATGTATGGCACTAATATGCCTCCTGGGGGAGTAGCAGGAGGTAAAATTTCTCCTAATGGTCTTTATTGGATCAATCCAGACGGTAAAACCCACTCGATGGCTAATAAAAGAGTTACGGGTGCATTAGCAAATGGAGTAGATCAATCTTACTGGAATATAGGTAAAGGAGATATGTTTTCTGGGGTTCGGGATGGGTTTTTATGGGTTGCCGGTAACAGAATTATGCCACAAACAAGCTCTAACGAAGAAGATATAGCTACTCTTTATCACTTTGGTTATCGTCCTAATGGGGTGTCTCAAGGAGGAATTCCTGTTGGTTGGCAATCCTATGATGGTCTTGGGGTAGGTGCTCCTACTGGTGGCGCTCAGGGTCGGTGGATGGGTAGTCGCCCTATTGATGAATTTAGGTCCTCTGCTGGTTGGGCACAACAATACTCTGATGAGGATTTGAAGAAACAACTTTTCACTATTACTCAAAAAGATTATGATTTATATTCTCCTGAGCAACAGAACAGAATACGCGCTATTTTAGGAAACTCTAGGCCTGATCTCGATTGGGGAGATTTTAGTGCTGATACTCCAGCTACAGGTAATACAACTAATGGAAATAATTCACAGTATACGACTAACCCATTGTCTGATCCTCTAGCTGGTTTTCGTCAATGGCAACAAAGAAGGCAACAATAATGCCAACTAATTATCCTGCTGGTCTACAACCAAGCGAGTATGCTGAGTATGATGCTTACTTAGCATCACAAGGCGGTGGTGTCACCAATCCCCCTCCTGTTGCACCACCAGCCACTCAACCAGATGGCACACAGGGAACCTACTACGGGTTCCAAGGTAATGTCATGCCCACTGGAGAGAATAGCTCTTTTAATCAAGAAGCTTTTAATAAATTACCTCAGTATCTAAGAGATCAGTATACTCAATCTCTAGGTGATTCTGAGGGAAGCTATGCCGGGCCTAAATGGCAAGCTCCTGGGCAGATTCTAAAGGACTCCTCTGGAAAAATTGTGTACCAGCTTGGGCCTAATGGTGAAACCTTGGGAAATGGCTACAAACTAAAAGACCCCAGTAAAAAGACCTGGGACCCTGATCTTGGGTGGGTTACTGATCTCTCAAATCTTGACAGCACGAAATGGGACGCTAGGCACAGGGCATCTGGCCGACGAGCCATGATGATTATGGCTGCTGCTGCTGGTGCTGGCGCAATGGGTGTTGGTGCCGGTGGTGGAGGTCTAGCTAGTGGTGGAACAGTTCCTACTATTGCTGATGCTGGTCTATTGTCTGCTTCTGGTATTGCTCCAGAAGCAGGTGCCCTAGCTGCTGCTCCTGCTTTAGCTGGTGGTGGTGCTGCTGGAGGTATTGCTGGAACTGGTCTCACTCTAGGCCAAATAGGTACTGGTATTAGAACTGCTGGTAGTGCTTTAGGTCTTGGTAGGGCTTTAGGAATAGGTGGTAATTCTAGTTCTGGTGGTAGTAGCTTTCTTAACACTCTTGCTCAAGGTATTGGTGGTTATAACAATGCACAACAAGACAAAGGCACACTAAACGACTTTAAACAAGCCATCAAAGATATGATTATCCAAGGTGATCCATATGCCCCTAAAAGAGCAGAAGCTATTAGGCGTCTTGGGGAACTTGAGGCTAATCCCGGCTCTGTGACAGCTAACCCACTATTCAAGAGCATGAGTGATAAGTCCCAAGAAGACCTATCTCGTATCTATGCTTCCAGAGGTATGAATGTTTCTGGTAACGAAATGGGTGGTTTACAAGAGAACTTCTTAGCCAATATGAATAAGTTCTATGGCGAGGAGTGGAATCGCATTGCTAAAGAGGCTGGAGTTTTTGTTGATCCATCTACTATGGCCTCTGCTGGTATCAGGGCTGCTGG